TAGATGAATTATGGCAAGACGTTAAACGCCATCAGGAAAGATACTAATGTCTATATTTACAGTATCAGCAGAAGTAGTGCAATTAGGAACTGGCGCTATTCAGCCGACAGACACATTTCAGAACGGTGTGCTTTTATCTGGTGATTTGAACAGGGCTATTTCAACTGGTGGTGATGAGTACGCTAACGGTCTTCTAATGACAAACGCTGGCCAGATTCGATACTTTGACGCGACTGCTGGGCTTCCTGTGGGTGTGGTGTGGTCTAACGGACTGCCTAGAGCTAACGACGGCGCTTTGTGTGTCTCGACAGGCGCACTGGCGACATATTCAAACGGCACGCCAATGGTTGCGAATGGCGCGGTAAGAGTGAGCATAGTCCCATGATATTTGTACAAGCGCACCCACAAGCCAGACCGCCAGCCATTGATAAAATTGGCGCGGTGCAATATGTCATGTGGCACCCGGTTAAATGTGAAGACAAAACAGCATATTATTTGTTCCCAAATGGCGCAGAGTTAAAAACTAGCGCAACACCTGAAAGACTGGTGGCCGTTGCGGAAAGCCCAGAAGAAGCCTGGTCAAGAATTATGACCGACAAGCCGCTTCTCGAAAAATACGGAATATTCACATGAACCCAGTAGACGCAAGCACAAAATGGCTGGCAGAGCTAAAACTCGCAAAACGAGAAGATGAAAAGTTTATTGAGCGTGGCGACAGGATAATCAGGCGTTATCGTGACGACCGCAAAAACTTCACGACCTACGGCAAAAGGTTCAATATATTGTGGTCGAACATTCAGACCATGATGCCAGCCCTATACGGGAAAACCCCTAGAGCCGAAGTATCGAGACGCTGGAAGGATTCTGACCCTGTTGGACGCACTGCTTCGGTGATTATTGAACGTTGCCTACAGTACGAGATTGACAAAGGCGACTTTGACGCTTCGATGAGGCTGGCCATACTTGACAGACTACTTCCCGGACGCGGTACGGTGTGGGTGCGGTTCGAGGAAAAAGAACTAGCCCAGCCTGTTGACGCTTTGCCCGGTGAAGAAGGTGGCGAAGCGCAGGTCATGCCCAATGCGCCTTATAAATACGAATGCACCCCGGTAGATTATGTCTTCTGGAAAGATGTGAGATATTCACCCGCCAGATGTTGGGATGAAGTGACATGGATTGCCCGTAGGGTGTACATGAGCCAAGATGACGGGATTAAGCGTTTTGGCGAGGATTTTAAGCAAGTTCCATTAACTCACGAGCCTGTTGGCCTTGACGAGATGGAAAAAATGGGTGTTGAAGGCCTGGACGACATGAAAAAAGCCGTTGTCTGGGAAATATGGAGCAAGACGACAAAACAGGTCTTCTGGGTGTCCGAGGGATACTCTAAGACGCTGGACATTAAAGACGACCCACTCGGTTTAGATAATTTCTGGCCATGCCCCAAACCTTTGTTTGCTACTCAAACCACTGAAACCCTAGTACCCATACCCGATTACAGCCTTTACCAAGACCAAGCCGAAGAGATTGACATGCTAACCAACCGGATAGCAATGTTAGTCGAAGCGGTTAAGGTGGTGGGTGTCTATGACGCAAGCCAGCAGGGTGTGCAAAGGATGTTAAGCGAGGGTGTGAATAACCAGTTGATACCTGTGGATACTTGGGCGGCTTTTGCGGAAAAGGGCGGTCTAAAAGGTGTCGTGGACTTCATGCCGCTGGATTCTGTCCTTCAAGCGTTGAGAGAATGCTACGCAGCCAGAGAGCAAGCGAAGCAGGTAGTTTATGAGATCACCGGACTGTCTGACATTATTCGCGGTGCGTCGATAGCTTCGGAAACGGCTACCGCGCAACAGATTAAAAGCCAGTACGCTTCACTGAGACTGAAACGCCTACAGACCGAAGTGGCGCAGTTTGCTTCGGAAGTGCTGAGAATCAAAGCCCAGATAATGTGCGATTTTTACGCACCCCAGACCCTTGTCGAGATGTCTGGAATCATGGGGACAATGGACGCTCAATACGCAGAGCAAGCCATTATGCTGCTCAAGTCTGAGCCAGCCAGAGGGTTTAGGATTGAGGTTGCCTCTGATTCATTGGTAGAAATGGACGAAGCCACCGAAAAACAGAGCCGGATTGAGTTTCTGGGCGCGGTGGGGCAGTTCATGGACAGAGCCTTACCCGTAACCCAACAAGTGCCAGAACTCGCGCCTTTAATGGGTGAAATGCTGATGTTTGGTGTTCGCGCATTCAAAGGCGGCAGAATGATGGAATCTGCTTTTGATGAAGCGATGGTTAAACTGAACGCACCAAAACCGCCTGAACAGCCGCAGCCCGACCCGGAACAGATGAAAGCCGAGGCCATGATGCAGGTTGAGCAGGGCAAAATGCAGTTAGAACAGGCAAAAATACAAACTCAAGGGCAGATTGAGCAGTTTAAGGCACAGCAGGCTAAAGAACTGGAACAGATGCGGCAGGAATACGAATCGGCTAGAGAACAAGTCAGACAGGAAGCCGAGACCCAACGCTTGCAAATGAAAGCCCAGATTGAGGCAGAAACCAAGCTACAAATAGCCGAAATGCAGCGCAGTTTATCTGAAAAGCCAGCCGTATCAGTCGAAATTGCTGGCGAGGAAAAACTAAGTGAGGTAGGTGAGCAAGTAAAACAAATGGCTGACATGCAACAAAGTGCAGTATTGCAAGCCGTCGAAATGCTTGCCGAAGCCGTTGGCAAAATGAACAAACCGAGACGCAAATTGTTGCAACGCGGCGAAGATGGTAGAGCAATTGGCGTGATTGAAATAGAGGAAGACTGATGCCTAATGCAATTTATCCTAAGTTCAAAGAAGCACTGTGGTTACAGTCGGCCAACAGCAACGCTAATACTGGAACCGTTAGAGTGGCGTTAGTAGATACGGGTGTTTATACCTACAGTGCCGCTCATGAGTTTCTGACAAGTTTGACGGGTGTGGTCGGAACCGCGCAAACGGTAGGCTCCAAGACGTTCACTGATGGCGTGTTTGGCGGCGCAAACGTGACGTATACCGCAGTGACCGGAAACAGCGCAGAAGCACTGGTTTTTTATATCGACACGGGAACTGCTGCAACTTCGCGCCTTATTCAGTACATTGATTCAGGCTTTACTGGCCTACCAGTAACACCGAACGGTGGCGATATTACAATCACTTTTAACGCTTCTGGTATTTCTGCACTATAAGGGTAAAAAATGGCTAATAACGTAATTTTGCCCGGAGCTGGCGAACCGATAGCAACGGACGAGATCGGCACGGCACCGAATAACGCGCACTACCAGCGTTACAAAATTACTGACGGTTTAGAAGATTCAACGCTTCCCGCACGAGTAAAAAATACGAATGCCGATGCGTCTGATGCTGGCATTGTTGTTCGTCCAACACCACAAAAAACATGGTCGGTGAGCTTTACGCGAGTAAGTGCCTCGGCACTCGATAGCCCGGAAATGACGCAGCGCAGGCTTGGTGCTGGCATGGGCGTTTCGCAATCGTCAGGCAATTTAGTAGTGACGACAGGAACAACGGCAAACGCCGAATTCTTGGCGCGCTCCACCATCACATTTAACGGCGCACTTATTGAGCGACACCAGACAATACTGAGCCAGCGTATTGCCAACAACAACTTCGCGGTATTACTAGCTGACCGTATTGCTGAAGGTGCGTCATGTACGATTAACAGCGCTACGAGTATTACAGTAACCGTAGTAGCTCATGGATTCACTGCGGCGAATGTTGGTCAGTTTATGTTTGTCGGCGCTATTAACGGCGCGAACGGCGTGCCGGGTAGGTACGCTATTGCTTCCATTCCGTCAGCCGATACCATTACTTTTACGGTCGCTGGCTGGCCTGCCTCTGGTTCATGCACGGTTGACATATTTGGCTGGAACTATGTACGGTGGTTGTATTTAGGCACGACTGCCACTGCCGCTGCAATTGATGCTCAGAGATATGGTTGGAACAGCGGCGACACGACAGCGACAATAAACACGACTGCTTCGCCGGGTCACATGGCGCAGACGGCAATTGATGGTCGAAATATTTATTTTTCCGATACGTTGGTGGCTTCAAGCACCACGCCTGCGGTAGCGGTACGTGGTCATAGATACATGAATATCCCCGATGATGACGTTGAGTTGTTCATGTACTTATGGGCGTTTAACGGTTCAACGGCTCCAGCTAGTACAACTACATGGACGGTGGGCTCTCCTTCGGTTGAAGATGTTGTAAATACACCTGTTTACTTAGCGGGAATTCGACAACAGGGTTTTTCATCCCCGCTTCCCGTAGTATTTCCTGCTACGCCAGCAGTTACAGTATCAAGCGGGACGGTTACATTATCTGCTAATACCCCTACACTGGCGGCAGGCACAAACTTAGCTGCTGACTTTGGCGTTCAATACCGCGCCAGTGCGACAGGCGCAGGTACTTTAACTAATGTGAACTGTCCAGCCACACCTGTAGCGCAGCAGTTAAAAGGAACGGCTGGACGTTTAATAGGTATTGTTATAACAAACACATCAGCATCAGATAGATGGTTGAAACTTTTTAATGCTACTTCCGCATCCGTCACACCTGGTACTACTTCGGCATTGTCTGAAGTCGGTATTAAAGCGGGGCAAGCTATTAGATTTACTTTTGAAGGTGGCGCAGCATTCTCCACTGCAATAACGATAATGATTACAGGCGGTCAAGGGCTGACAAATAACACGGCGGTGACGTTAGGTGACGTTACCGGATTTGCAATTTTTGCATGAGGAATATATGACACTCGAATTTTTAATTGATATGTGTGAAAAGCGGTTAAATCATTTGACCGTGCAGCGTGCATCCGCTTCGGAAATTGGCGACATTAGCCAGATCGAACGTATTGACGCAGAAATTACAACCACACAAACAACATTAAATCAACTCAATAGCCTGATTTAATGCTGCTGCTGTTCAATCAGCCGACTACTGGCACTCAAACCTTAACGCAAACCGCAAGGTTTAACAATGCCCAGACTTTTTATGGTGGCACTGTTACTCAGGCTGGAGGAACGCAGACACTAACGCAAACGGCGCGGTTTAATAACGCCCAAGCGTTTTATGGTGGAACAGTAACCCAAAGCGGCGGGACGCAGACAGTAACGCAAACCGTCCGCTTTAACAATACGCAAGTATTCTACGGCGGCACGGTCAATGGTGGAGAACAGACTACCGGAGGCCATTATTACGAGTTTTGGCGTAAAAAATGGGCAAAACAGTGGGAAACCAAAACCCCGGACATTGAAGAAGTCATAGAGTTCATTGAGGAAGAACCAGAACAAGCTATAGAAGTGGCGGCAACAGTCGCGCCAAAATATGCCTCAATTCAGCCAGAAACGCTCAAAATCAATGAAAAATTAGCAAAAAACATTGCAAATCAAATAATTGTTGCAATAAAACTACAACAGCTTAGAATCGCGCAAGAGGAAGAAGATATAGAAACCCTATTATTGATAGCCTAAGACTATGCCACGACAAAGATACATACAGCACAACGGCGAACTGATACCCGCCGAAGAGTTCTATTCCAGAGAATATTCCGCGCCGATGATAATGCCGGACATTCAGCCGTACCAAAGCCAAGCAACCGGCGAGATGATTACCAGCCGAAGCCAGCACCGTGAACATTTGAAAAGACACGGATTGATCGAAATCGGAAACGAAATCGACCACCACATGAAAAAACAGCAACGGCCAGACGACCGGGAAGCCCGGCGTAGGACTATTGCCGAAGTATTGAATTCAAAAGGTTATTAAAAGGAAACCACTATGCCATCCATAGCCGAAGCCCTAGAAAGCGCACTCGAACAACACGAAACGACAGAGGCCGAAGTCGCGCCAGAGGTTGCCCCCGAAGTAACCACGGAAGTAAC